ATCCACAACAGCCATACTCAGAAATCACAAGAGAAGAATATAACTCATATGTAGGCAAGATTGGCAAGATTGACTGGTCAGCTATCTATGATGGAAATGATAACCTTGATGCAGAATCTGAAAAGTATTGCTCCACAGATGCATGTGAAATCAAAGTATACTAGAGATATGGTATACTAATGGTTATGGATGCATTAATTAACCCTAAAACTGGCAAACCCCTTGTAAGCAATGTTCGTAGACAGGTCATTGAAAAGAAATACAATTGGGGCCTATATGTTTATAAGAAGTCAAACGGCAAATGGTTTACAGATGGAGACGGTAACATTCTTAATATCGAATCAATGAGAAACGATGTAGCAAAAATATCACAACTCAAAACTGCTGCTAAACACTATGGAGATGATGGAGAAGGAGAAGCCGTTTTTGTTCCTGGACTTACAAGAGTTACAGATGAAGAGTATTCTGAGCAGGTAGATAGAATGAAGCAGGGTCTTATCCCCTCAATGAATGACTTAGGAGCATGGATGGCAGCCAAGCAAACTCACGATAAGTATGGTAGCGATGAGTAGAGACCCCAACATGATTGTTGCAAAGCTTAATACACAAGAGCAAGAGGAAAATCCTTTTGTTGCTCAAGATCCATTTAATAAAAATTGGGAAGAGCTAAAAGATTTAGGTGGGATTAATCAAAATTTTAAAAGAAGAACAAGTCGTGTAGCAAACAAAGCTATTGGCGATCCAGCATATCTTGATTCAGCAAATGCAATGCCATCAGGAGATGGTTCAGCATCTAAGCAGATTAATCCTGGAACTGTGTATCGTAATGGATATGGTTTGTTTGATGTAATTACTCCACCATACAATATGTATGAGTTGGCTAACTTCTACGATACATCTTTTGCTAACCATGCAGCTATTGATGCAAAGGTAGAAAATATTGTTGGACTTGGTTATCGTTTTGATTTAACAGATAGTACATCTCTTAGATTTGAAAATAGTGATGATGCAGAAAAAGTAGCTCGTGCTCGTAAACGTATTGAAAGAATGAAAATAGAAATTAGAGAATGGTTAGAAGGTTTAAATGATGACGATTCTTTTACAAAAATTATGGAAAAAGTTTACACAGATCTTCAAGCAACTGGAAATGGATTTATTGAAGTTGGAAGAAATGTAGAAGGACAAATTGGATATATCGGACATATCCCAGCAACTACTGTTCGTGTTCGTAGACTCCATGATGGATTCCTTCAGATCATTGGTCAGAAGGTTGTTTATTTCCGCAACTTTGGAGCAAAGAATCCTAACCCAGTAACTAACGATACACGTCCAAATGAGATTATTCACATTAAAGAATATTCTCCACTAAATACTTTTTATGGAGTACCTGATATTATTTCTGCTCTTCCGTCATTGATGGGTGATAAGCTGGCAGCACAATACAACATTGATTATTTTGAAAACAAGGCGGTACCAAGATACATTATTACTCTTAAGGGTGCTCAGCTAAGTGGTGATTCAGAAGATAAGATGTTTAGATTTTTACAAACAGGCCTCAAGTCTCAATCACATAGAACGCTTTACATACCTCTTCCTGGAGATACTGACCAGAATAAGGTTGAATTTAAGATGGAGCCAATTGAAAATGGTATCCAGGATGGTTCCTTTAAAGAGTACCGCAAACAAAATCGTGATGATATTCTTATTGCTCACCAAGTTCCTATTTCTAAGCTTGGTGGATCAGATTCTGGATTAGCAGCAGCATTATCGCAAGATAGAACATTTAAAGAGCAGGTGGCTAGACCTGCACAGCATCATCTTGAAAAAATTATTAATAAGATTATTAAAGAGCAAACAGATATTCTTCAACTTAAGTTTAACGAGTTAACTTTGACTGATGAGATTGCTCAAGCTCAGATTCTTGAAAAATATGTTAAGTCTCAGATTATGCTTCCTAATGAGGCACGTGAGATTCTTGACCTTCCTCAAAGGGAGGGTGGCGATGATCCATTAGAGCTGACCGCAAGAGCAGCAGCAGACTCAAGAGCTAACGCATCAGGTAACAGAGCACGTGATACTGAAAGGCAAAACAATGCCTCAGACAGCACAACAACTGTTTCTGGAAGAAATCCGCAAGGAGAAGGTCGAGCGTCTCAATAGCTGAGAAAGCTATAAAACGTTTGGTATAATAGATGTGATATGAAAATAAATAAAGCTTCTTGGATTAGAGAAGGCGACAACGTTCGTCTATCAATGCCTCTCACAAAGATTGATGAAGGCCGTCGAATTGTTTCAGGATTCGCTTCTTTGGACAATCTAGATAAACAAAATGACATTGTTACAACAGAGGCATCTATGGAGGCTTTTGCTAAATTTCGTGGGAACATTAGAGAAATGCACCAACCATCAGCAGTAGGCAAGATGGTTTCATTTAGAGAAGAAAAATATTTTGATCCAGAGTCAAAGAAATTTTACAAGGGAGTATATGTTTCAACATATATTTCTAAGGGTGCACAAGATGCATGGGAAAAAGTTCTAGACGGAACGTATACTGGTTTTTCTATTGGTGGAAGAATGAATAAGTGGGACGATGCTTATGATGAAAAAGCAGATAAGCAAATTAGAATTATTAAAGAATATGACCTTATTGAGCTTTCACTAGTTGATAGCCCAGCTAATCAGTTTGCAAGTATTATGTCAGTTGAAAAAGTGAATGGGGTTGATGTGATTAAAGGTGATGAAACAGTTTTAGAAAATGTTTTTTATGATAAAGAATCTGGGATTGTTGTTACTTCACAAGAAGATGAACACGTAAGCCCAGTAACTGGTGAAGCAATGACTAATATCGGTTTTGTTGAAAAAGATGATAATGAAAAATCAGATATGATAAAGTTCTTAGTTGATAGTGCTAAAGGCATTAGTACAATTAAGATTACCAAGGAGGTAAATCCTATGACAGAAGCAGCAGAAGCATCAGTTGATGCAGTAGTTGAAAATGTAGAGGTTGCTCCAGAGGCACAACCAGCAGAAGTTGAAAAGACAGATGCAGTCGTTGAAGAAGTAGCAGTTGTTGAAGAAACAGAAGTTGCTAAGTCAATTGATGGTGGTGCAGATTCTCCTGTTGCAGAAGCAGCAGTAGAAGAAGAGACTGTAAAAGAGGCATCAGATACTGTTAATGAGGTGTCTATTGCACTTAATGAAGAGGTTGCAAAAGCAGTCTCTGAAATTAAAGAGTCTCTTACTAATGCCTTTGGCGATCTAGCTGCAACTATCAAGTCTCTTAATGAGCAAGTAGCAGCAGTAACAAAGTCCATTGATAGTGTAACTGGTGAGGTTAACAATATCAAGGGCAATTTTAATGAGTTTGGCAAGCGAGTTGATGCCGTAGTTGCAGACACCGCTTTCCGCAAGTCTGGCGATCTAGGCGAGATCGTGCAGTTTGAACCTGTAAAGGTTCAGAAATCCCTATGGGGCGGACGTTTCCTCACAAATTCCGACCTATTAAGTTAATATATATATAAATCACTAGGAGGTGAACAATATGTCAGAACAAAATACAGATATCGTAAAGAACTATCCAGGTTCCCCAACTGAATCACATGCCCATAACGGCGATGGTTCTTTTGCATCTGGAGCAATCGGTGGTGCAACAACTACAGATGCTAACGGTAATCTTTCACCAGCTGCTTCGCTTGGTAACATTGCTACAGCGAACTTCGGGTCATACGGTGCAAACGCTGTAAATCCAACTGGAACACCAGGTGGTATTCTTGCACCAGAGCAAGCACGTCGCTTCATCGACTATGTGTGGGATGCAACAGTTCTCGCCAAGGATGGTCGTAAAATCACAATGCGAGCTAACACAATGGAGATCGAGAAGGTCAACGTTGGTGAGCGTGTAATCCGTGCTGCTGCTCAGGCTCAGCCAGATTTCACAAACGCAGGTGCTACATTCACAAAGGTTGAACTTACCACAAAAAAGATTCGTCTTGATTGGGAAGTATCAACAGAAGCACTCGAAGACAATATTGAAGGCGGAGCACTTGAGGATCATCTAGTTCGCTTGATGACCAATGCTTTTGCTAACGACATTGAAGACCTTGCGATTAACGGTGTGGGATCAGGTAATGACCCATTCCTTTCAATCATGGCAGGATTCGTTAAGCAGGTAAACCAGGTACAGGGTAACGCAGCTCACGAGGCAGCAGTTACTGTTGCAAACAACGAGTGGACACCAAACGTTATGCAGAACATTATCTTGGCAATGCCACGTAAGTATCGTGCACTTAAGTCAAACCTTAAGTTCTACGCAGGTACAGACGCATTCCAGGGTATCGTAAAGAATAACGGTACACTTGCTGATGCAATTGCAGAAGCAGTACAGGGTCAAATCCCAGGAAGCACACAGTCAAACCGTCAGGCATACCTTGATGGTGCAGGACAGACATTCGGAGATGCACGTACAACTCGTGTTCTCGGAATCACAGTTCAAGAAGTTCCTTACTACCCAGCAGGATATGTCGACTTGACATTCCCAGCTAACCGTGTATGGGGCTTCCAGCGAGATATCACAGTAAATCGTGAATACAAGCCAAAGAAGGACACCATCGAGTACACAGTATTCGTTCGTTTTGGTATCCAGTGGGAAGAGTTGGATGCAGTTGCTTACGCAGATGCAGACGCTACAGATTCCTAATTAATATCAAACAATGATTGAGGGGGGCAGCGTAAAAACTGCCCTCCTTAGTCGTATAAGGAGATTAAATGTCTTATCCTGGAAGCGAAGTAGAAGATCATAATCACAGCAGTAACGGTTGTGTAGCATCTGCAGCAAATGGGACAGTCATATCTGGTCCTAATGGAATAATATCAGAAGTAAATGCTTTGGGCTGTATTCCAACTGTCAACTTTGGTACAAATATAATTACTTACGGAACTCCTTCTGGAAT